CTTAACGGCGTTCAACAATTCGCCCAGAGCCATGTTGTCGACACTGGCCGTGAGGTTTACGAAACCTATACTGGAGCCAGAGGTCCAGCTGAAGGCTTGGGCTAACGCTTTGGACACCACCGCGCTGCAGACATTTGTGAATTCAGTGCCAATTATGCCGATGATGGAAGAAGCCTGTGAGGGCAGCACCATACGCAAGGTCTGGGAAGAACATCTCACTGGGGAAAAACGTAATAGATACGAACAAGCCCATGATAGATGCCCCGATCCTGTGAAGTGCCACTCTAGGGTGGACATCATGTTGAAGATGGGGGAAGTGTATGTCGCAGATGAACAACACAACGTAAAATCCCGAATTATTGGTAATGTCAACCCGGCATTCCAATACTTTTATGGGCCACACGTGTATGAGTTCACCCAGAGGTTTAAACATTGCTTCCAAGTTATGAACGACCGCCCACTGGAAATTGAAGGGGGTAAAGTTTATTTAACTTATGGAGCTGGGTGTACTGCACAGGAATTGAATACGTGGTTGATGAACGTCATGCAAAACCCTCAACATTCGCATGTCATTGCAGCAGGAGATGATGTGGTCGCGTACCACCATGTTACTCGCACCTTCTACTGTTCCGATTTTAGCAGTTTTGATCAGAGTGAATCAAGGGGACCACTGGACCTGCAGTATGCCATCATGCTTAGGTTGGGCGTGCCCGAGGAGACTATTGCCGCCTTGCGCCATTTGCACAAGGCACCGTTTGTGTACAAGAGCAAAGCACTCGAACGCGCGCAGATCGAGCCTAATCGGATAAAGATAAAACACCCGCACCGACCGATGCGGGTGTCTGGCGGGCCCGACACTACGGTCGGAAACACAGTGGTCGCCCTTAGTTCTTGGGTGGTGGCGTTTTGTAGGGGAGTTAGTGTCGACACCTTCGCACAACTCGGGTTGAAGATCAAGCTCAATCCTACCCTACCTGAAAAGTTAATCTTCTTGCGTGGACGTTGGCTCAATCTCAG